GGGACGCACGGAGCGTGACATCATGCTTCGATGCAAAGACACCATCACGAACTTGAAGGCGGTTCTGCGCAAAGAGTTCTCGAAATACGTCACTGTCGAATGAGCTACGTCGCGCAACAATTCGCAGAAGCCATCCCCGGCGAGAAGGAACCGTCCGTTGTGAAATGGGCGACAAACGCGATGCGTTTGTTCGGCGGAAGGAATTCAGTTTTCCAACCCGATGTCACCCCGTGGACTGCGGAACCAATCGAATGCACGGACGACGGCATCACGCGCGAGCTGACATTCGTGAAGCCGATTCGCGCCGGCGGCTCCGTCGTCGGCCAGATTGCGCTGAATCGCTGGCTTTCATTCGAGGTTAGCGGGAACATCAATTACAATTGGGAGAACGACGAGAAATCGGATGAACAATGGGCGAAGGAAATTGAAAAGACATTGAAGGGCTGCGCGTCCGTGATGCGACGATGGCCGGTCGGTGAACGCGGAAAAGAAAACAAGGGACTGATTATTTTCCCGCACTGTTATCTCGCGGTGCAGGGCGCTTTCACGAAGCGCAACCTTACGTCATCGACAATCCGGTTTATCATCAACGAAGAGATTCACAACTGGGAGCCGGGCCGTCTCGCGCTTGCGTATGGCCGCGCGTCCGGTCTTTGGAATTCATTCATCCTGAACATTTCCAATGCGAGCGACAACGGGGATCAATTGCATCAAAAGTTTTTGAGCGGCACGCAGCAACACTGGGAAGTGAAGTGCCCCGGATGTTCCGAGTATCATGTGATGCGGATTCGATGGGACGACAAGAAGCCTGAGCTTGGCGGGCTTCGCTACGACGCGGACGGATGCCGGACTGGGCTGAACTACAATTACAACAAGCTCGCGCCGACGGTGCGTTATCAGATGCCGTGCGGGCATGTCGTGCGCGACGAAGTGACGGAGCGCCGCACTCTTTCAATGTCCGGTCGCTACTCGTTGCCGCGCAACACGGGCGCGAGCATTGAACATCGCAGCTTCACACTCAGCGCCGTGTCTGTGGATTATCTTCCGTGGCTGGAATTGATTCAGAAAAAGCATGAGGCATTACGGGCGCGGCGCATGGGCGACAACGAGCCGTGGAAGACCTACATCAAAGAACTTGAATGCAACTTCTACGACCGAAACGACGCGCCGAGCGCGGGCCGGGTTGAAGTGATGACGCTTGTGAAAAAGAATCGCGACGGAATGCCGAATCGAAAGTATCGGTTTGGCCAGCTTGATTATCAGCAGGGCAAGATTGCGGACGGCGAACTGCCGCATTGGTGGGCGACAATCTGCGACGCCGATGAGCGCGGCAACAACCTGCTTGTGTTTGAAGGCAAGCTGTTGACTGAGGAAGACGCGGCTGCGGTGATGCGCGACCACGGCGTAAAGCCAACGTGTGTTGTTGTGGATTCGGGATTCCACGCCATCACGACGGTTTACAGTTTCTGTTTGAAACATGGATTCAATGCGCTGAAAGGTGAGAAACAATTACTGTTTTCGCATGGCGAAGGGAAAGGTTCGCGAATTTTCTCACCGCCGAAATCCGTTTCAGAAATGGCCGGGCGCGGCGGGCCGATGTATGAGATGGTTCAATACGAAGAAGATGACGGCAGCACGACACTGGACTACGCCATCGAAGAGCCGCTCTTTTATAGATATTCAAAGGACGGCATCCGGGACCGCTACGATTACATTCGCTCGCCTGAGAGCGGCATCCGGTGCGAAGTGCCCGGCGATGTATCGCAGGATTTCCTAGACCATCACGAAGCGGAGGAGATTCGAGATTCAATCGAGCCTAAGACCGGAGCGCCGATAAAAGTCCGCGTTCAAGTCCGGGACCGCAACGACCTTTACGTGTGCCGCTGTTACTTCGCAATGCAACTAGACATGGCTGGCGTCATCGGGCAGGGCGCGACAATCAAAATGAAGGAAGCGAAATGATCACGAAAAAGAAAGTCATTCACTGGCTGGCGAAGATGTTTGCGAAACAGGACAAGGCCGACGCGCTTCACAAGCTGGCCTTCAAACGTCCGCCATCACTTCGCATCCCGCGTCCGCGCAACAGTCAGAAAAGTTTTTCCGAATGACCCGCGCTCCGACCTGCATCCTGTCCCCGCGTCAGCGTGAGATTATGCGTCTCGTCGCGAACGGCGATTGTGACAAGGAAATTGCGGCGCGCTTGGAGATTAGTATTCGCACCGTTCACGCGCACATCATCAATGTCCGCATAAAACTCAAGGCAAAGAACCGCACGCACGCCGCCTGTCTGGCCATAGGTAATAATGCTAATAGCGACAAAAGCTAAAACGTAAGAATGTTTTTGCGTGGTTTCAACGCCGATTCTGAAATTGTGGCTCATGACAATCTGGGCCCGCGTCGGCGCGGGCACATACGCAACGCTTGAAGCGGCGCTCCTCGCCGTTGCAACTTCCAGTCTTTCCGCGGTAACAAGCGGGCAGATTCAATCCACGGCTGGCAACGGCCATTCGACCACGTTCTTTTCCGGCGCAGATTCCTACACCGCGCAAGATTTTACCGAGTCCATCTCCGAACTGATGGACCTTCGCGAAACCGTCTTTTCGCAGCGCACGGATGCGGGTGAGAGCGTGACGGACTCTGCCATTTATGCCGAGATGCTGGCGCGTCTACAGCCGGTAACGGAGGTTCAAGCGGACTTTACAAACATTCGTTCGCAGTCGGTGCTTTTGACATGAGCCTCGCCGCGAACATCTGGAATCGAATCACGGGCGCATTTGGCGTTCTGTTCAATCGCTTCGAGGCCGGCGTCCGCTACCAGGGGCCGGACAGGTCTTGGATTCCGGCTTGGGTGCAAGACGCGCGATTCGATGCTAGCGAGGCTACTGTTGAAGAGATTCGGCGCAAGAGCCGTTACTTTGAAATGAACGATTCGTTGCCCCAGCGAATCGCGGACCTTTTCGAGCAATACGTGGCTGGCGTTCGCTTCATCACCGCTTCGACGGATGATGAATGGAACGAACGCGGGCAGCGTGTCTTGGACCGATGGTGCAAGGACTGCGACATCTCCGGCATCGTAGACTTTTGCGGGATGCAGGGACTGGCCGAGCGCAAGAAATTCTTCGACGGCGAGATGTTTATCCTGCTCACTCGCGGCGAGGTTGTCACGAAGACAAAGCCGGGTGAGCGTCCGAAGCCGAGGTTTCAGCCGCGCATTCAGGCGATTGAAGCGCACCGCGTAAAGACGCCTCCGAATCTTGTCGCGCGAGAGGGCATCGACATCATCGCCGGGCGCGAGATTGACGCGCGCGGACGCATCATTGCTTTTCACATTCAGGAAGATTTCTGCGGTGACAAGTTCACACGCCGCCTTGCGTCCGAGGTGATTCATTACTTCGACCCGGACAGGCCGGGGATGCTCATCGGCGTTCCGATGATGTTCGCGGTGCTCAATGACCTTCACGATCTTTCGGACCTTCGCAAGTTGACGATGCAAAAGGCGAAGGAAGCCGCGAGCGTGACGAGCATTTACAAGACGGCAAGCGGAGAATTTCGCAAGAGTTCAGCGAACGATCAACGTTACGCCGAGGCGTCGCAGAACAGCACGGGCGATGAAGTGCTCGAAACGAAAACGCGTAGCTTGCAAAAGGTTTGGGGCGCACGTGCCAAGGCCATCAAGCTAAACGAATCGTTTGAACAACACCGCGATGACCAGCCCGGCGTCGCGCAGCGCGAGCATTGGGACTATCTCGTGGGCCGCGTCGCCACCGGGACCGGTGTTCCGAAGATTCTCGTTTCCCCGTCCAGTCTTCAGGGGACGATGGTTCGAGGCGAATATGAAACCGCTGCCGCCTTCTTCCGTCGGCGTTCATCCGTTCTCGCGGCCTGCTTCGAGCGCATCGTCGTCTGGTATATGGAATGGGCAGTCCTCAATGAAGTTGAGGCGAGCGACCCGCCGGCGGACGGTTCATGGCGCAACTTCACTTGCCGCGCGCCGCGCAGCTTCAATGTGGACGTGGGCCGCAACAGCACGGCGCTGATTGAAGAGTACAAGGCCGGTTGGCGCACTCT